CCTACCATTTATAGTTATAGTAGTATCGTTAAAGGCTGTGACTTGTAAATCTGGAATAACAGCACTCGTTACGTTTGTTGTCCATACTCTATCTGTTAGCGATCCACTAACTGTTATCTGAGGTAACGCTGGTAAAGTTAGTTTTGACGTAACGGGAACGTAAATTTCGTTCGTTTTATAGTCTAGAGTTATAGGATTTGAAGAACTAGCTTCGTAATATATGTCTAAACCGATATCTTCTTTAGGTTCTGTCTCCCAAATAGCTGGGTTTGTGCTTGAAAAATCATCCTCCTCATCAATTTCGTACTCTAGTATTTCTATAGCGTGGGCGTTGTCATAATGATTGGCCCCACTCACCGTAGCGCCCGTGCTAAAGCTTGTAGTTGTGTACCTAGGATCATAACCACTAACACAAGCGAGAGAGCTCGTGTCACCTATACCTAAACCAGGTACGTACCCAGATTCTCCAGGTAGTAGACTTCCAATTGTCCATTGTCCAACGGTTACCTCATACCTAATACGTTTGTTAGCAGACATCTCAAAGTTTCCGGTTCCAGGCAAGTTCTGAGCATCGAAATTACATATTTCATCTTTTATATATCCCTTACCACTAGTGTCATTGATAGTTGATCCCGACTTGTATAACGTGGCATCCTCGACGACATAATAAACCCCATCCGGATCCTTTGCCCATTTAAATATTGTTCCTGGCGTGGTTATGTAATCTACCCAGGTTTTTTCATCTAAATTAGAGTTGGTACCAACATTAATGTTATGATGGTCTCCGTGCTCGTGATTTTTTGGCTCAGCTAGTAGACCTGCGTCTGGTGCTACCCCGGGAAGGTAAATTCCAGAAAAAGCTAGTTGAATTGTTTTCGGATAGCTATTATATGGGTTTGTTAATCCACCTGGTCCACCGTGTAATCCCGCTCCATTGTTGTCCCCGTTTCCCCATCCGTTAGTTCTACTTCTTTTGTTATCTATAAACCAATGGCTACCAAAGTTGTTCCACCAGTTTTTAGCTCCATTTTCCCCGTTTAAAACAGATCCCCAACTCCAAAACGACACACTCGCCCAAATAGCATCCCAAAAAGAGTTGGCGTTGCTACCGGAAGGCACTTGACTTTCCCAAGACCCGTTAATCTGCCAGTTATCTGGGTCATCTATATAGTAAATAGGCTCTGAAAACACTGTTACTAATTCTTGTTCTTGAGACTTTGGGGTCATAATGTTTTTTTGCAAAACTCCATCTTTGTATATTTTAACAAAAAATCTTCCTCTGTGTTCTGGTTTAACTTCTTTTTCGTCTTTAGCCATCTCTACTTTCAGCCCACTTATTCTATCAGCCCACAACCCAGTACCTAAAACTCCATTATCGTTTGTAGTAAAAGCCATGTCCTCTTTAAAGCTAGTCGCTAATTTAATATGATAAGCATCTGCTGTACCTGTGTTTTGTAGCTCTATCGCTCTTATTGCTGCTATTTCATACCACTGAGATTTCCTAGATGTTGTTCTAAACCTTATATATCGCGTGACATTCTCGTCAGTCGTAGCGTTGAACAAAGGGGTGTTGTCAAGGGTTTCTTTATGGATATACACAAACGAAGAATCCTCATGTGGGTATCCGCCAGCACCTTGATCTCCAAATAAAGTTTTTGCACCGTTGTTATTCATTGAACCATAAGCTTTTTTAGTAATAGTTATAAACTCAGGGGCTTCATTATCAATAGCTATAACTTTGTACTTAGCTTCTGATTTTACAAAAACGTCGTTATCGTGTTGTTTTTTAAGTATTAGGTATGTATCTTCATCTACTTTGTTTCTTTCTGATGATGGAAATGAGATCCAAACGTTTCCGTCCTCCGCGTTGTACCAACGGTCCATAGCTAAGTTATAATACTCATTAGACGTTTCTTTAATAAAAAACTTAAATGAATCAGCCCAACCAGGGGCGTTGTTACCTATGTTTACCTTTAATTGATTTTTCTTATTAGCAAATTCTTTTCCTACGTCAATTCCAACACCATCTTGTTTACTTGCTAAAACTGGAGTTTCTCTTCCGTATACGTCTCTATAAACTATACCTAGTTGATATGTTCTAAGAGATTTTAATGATTTTTGAGGATCAGATCCATTAGCGGCAATGCTTGTGGACTGTAAAACAGTTTGTAAATCTATGTTGGGGTCTAAAATATCATATTGGTGGGTATAATTCCCGTATACTAATCTATTAGATGTTATCTCTTGGGCTAAAGCTTTTTTCGGGACATTATCCCAATGTCTTAGTGTTTGGTTGCTCGGTACAACAGCATAAATTAACTCGCTAGTTACCTCGATAGAACCTCTAGTTAAAACGTTACTTGAGTTTGGATTTGTACCATCAACGTTCCATTCGCTATCACTAGTTGTTATAGTTTTTAAAGTATAAACGTTTGGAGAGTTAGATTCCTTATACAAAACGTCTATCGCTACAACCCCAATTGGTCTAATGGAATCTTCTGGAACAAAATCTTGAACCTTTAAAAACCTAAGTTGGTTTACCATACCTAGATTATACCCTTTCTTAGGATTATAATCAAATATCCCTGGAATAAAAGCTACTTCTGACCAGGGAGAAAAAGGAGAATACTCTCCATCTTGAAATTTATATCTAAAAGCAAATCTAGGGAACTTAAATTCAAATAAAGATTCTCCCTTTATTAAATTAAAAGACCAAGTTTCGGTTATTGATGGTAACTGAACGTTTGTTATGGTTGAGATACTAAAAACGTAATCAAGAGTACCATTGCTAGTTACTGTATCTATACTTTCTAAAACTAATCTGACTTCATAGTTTGTAAAATTAGCAACACCATTATTGTTGTTGCTACATATAACGTGATCTCCGACTCTATAGTCAGGAGTTCCGAAAGTAGAACTATTAAAAGTAACTAAGGTGGACTGTGACGTAGTTGATGCTAATAGGTTTTGTCCAACGTTATCCGTAAAACTAGTGTTTATAGAAGTGTGTATGTTACCTCTATTATCCTCAGAGTCACTCATCGTTAAGTTAGGTGCTGTTAACGGAGCTTTCTTAATAACAGTAATATGCTCTTCCTCCACAGGCATCGGATTAAACGTCGCGCTATGTAAAATATTAGAACTCTCGTCCTTAACAACAAAATAAGTATGGGTGTTTATGTTAATAGTACCTTCTATTGAACGGGGGATGTTTATTTTTTTAGGCTCAGAATAGTTATCTGTCCAAAATAACATATCATCTAATATGTTTATTCCTGTTATCAGTCTACCAGAATCAAAGTTTAAAACTTTCTTAGTGGTATCTACAAAAACAATTGTTGTTAAATACGATTGAGATGCTAAATCATAATCGTATTTTAGTATAAGATCTTTATTAGCGCTAGTCGCAAACCAATAAATAGCATCGTTTTTTTCGTCAGTTATAGAACCAACACAAGTAAACCCAGATAAATTTAACCCACTAACTAAGGTGTTACCCATGGTTGTTTGTACTGCTCCAACGTTAGCTCCTTCAGATGTAGAAACCTCTATGTTTAGAGCGTCTCTATATTCACCATTAGCAACCAATCTCTCATCAAGGTCTTTGTTCATTCGACCCTTCATGAAATTGTGATTCAATTCTGGCATTTAATTAATGTTTTATATGTTTGGATTTACCTCTCAGTATCTGAGTAAGCTCTTCTATTTTTAAGTTAGATAATCTTAATTTAGCTGTTCTAACGGCTGCGAATCTTTCCTTTTTAAATCTAGCTACTAAGTACTCTTGTGTGTTAGCTCTCGTAGCTAAAATTGCATGGGCAATCCATTTATACATAGCTTCTTCTGCAAATTTATGGACTTGCATTTCATCGTCAGTACCAAGACTATCGCTTATGTATTTTATAGTTACAGTTTGTCCAGATAAGTTAGAACTAAAATGAACTAAACCTGTGTTTGGATCAATATAAAAAGATCCATTAACTTGAGCGAATGATGGGTCTAAACCGTATCTAGTGTCGTCAAAATCCTCTGGTTCATCATAATCTGTGTTTGGACCGCTCGAATCACTTGCTGTTTGGTAACTTTCTAATGTCGTGGAAACATTATCCGTTTCTAATTCACCATCAGCAAAAGTATAATTGCCATCACTATCCTGCGCGACGTCTGTTGGGTTGGATGTTTTGGAAGCGGGATAAATAACGTGTTCTACTCCAGCTCCGTCACTCCAAGTGAACTTAACGTAGTTGACATAATCTTGAGGCAGTATCATTGATAAAGATGGTGGTAAAACTATCTCTAAGGACTTTATAGACTTAAATGTATCATAACTAAGCTCTTGTAACGCTCTTTGAGCATGAAACGCTACGTCGGTCCTTTTTATTTTGCTTATTATCTTATCTTCTCCAACGTAAGCGACTACAAAGTTGTTGACAATATCTTCTAGGGATATGAATTGATAACTCCCATAATTCTCATCACCACTCCTTTGTGTGCCATCTTCGCCTTCGTAATATAATTTTCCTGTCTGCGTTATTAATGCCATTTATTATTGTTTTTCTTGAGTTACCGTTGAATTTCTTTCGTTCTGTGCTATCTGTACTAATCCTGGTTTATTTAGTGTTACACCTGCTAACTCTAATATATTAACAACTAAACTTGATTCTTCCGATGAGTGTAACATAAAATCAGTTGTTTCATCAACGTTGTATAAAGCTTGTTCGTTTACAACGGCGTAACCCCATTTTACATCTCTACCAAACCTTCTAATTGGAGCCGTAATATACGTACAAGTTAAATTATCTACTATAGTAGTAGGGTGAACTTGTATTGTGCTTATTCCAGTTCTGACATAAACCGGTCTTTTTATCGTCGGCCTCGCTATTGGAGAGAGATTCATGTACAAAAGCTCGTTTTTCTTTACTTCCTCTACTTCAACAGGGAAGTTATCTGGCCCGGGTTCATGATGAATAACGGTTCCTAGTCTATATACGTCTGCTGGTAATCCCACTCCTCCACTAGTTATAACATCTGAAGTTGTAAAGGGTGCTAGTTTTTTATTTAACAAATCCAGCATGTCCGAGTACTCCGTATCGTTACCATGCTCCATTCCAAATTGCTTTATATCATAGAAGTATTGTTCAAATATAGCCATTTGGGCTTGGTTAGCGAATAAGTTAAATTCTTGAGGAGTTATATATCCTCTTTGTTCTTTATTAGCTAACGCTAAAACTCTTTGATATACCGTATCTACACTTACCATATTTTTTTATTTTTTATAAGGAAACATCTCGTTTAGTTTCTCTTTTCTTTTTTTACAGCCACAATCTTTTTTCCCAGTGACCTTTTCAACTACTTTTTTAATTCCAGTAGCTTTTGTGAAATTTTCTATCGTGTCTCCAAAACCTTTTGATTTATTAAATTCTGATAGTTTCATTTTATTTAATTTTAGTAGTATTGCAACCACCCTTTTGTTGAGTGGTTGCTTTACTAGGTTAATTTAATTGCTTCTCGATATTTGAATATATTTCCATTCCTTCGTCAGTTTTAAACCATGCGGCTAAAGCTGAATATGGATGTTCGTCAAATGGAACTGTACATAGTTTTCTATCGTTGGATCCCCACATAAAAGTTCTTTGATCAGATGAAAGTTTAATGATGTTCATTTCAGTTGCTTTAATACCAAAATTTCTAAGTTGTACGTTTTCGTCTGTAACTAACTCTAAGAACAACCTAGGGTTTTTCTTGGCATATAACATTAGATCACGTTTAATCTCTTTAGAACTCATCGTAGATACCTTAGAACCAACTTCTACACGTAGTACAGCTTCAGCCATATTTATATCTAAATCTTTCGCTGCGTTTAGAGCTGCTATTTCAAATTCTAACCAAGCTAGTTGACTTGTAGCCTTTTTAACTTCGTTAACTTCTTCGTAAATGTTTCCTCTATGAGGGTGGTATAACGATAGTAATTTTTGTAAAGTCACTTTATTCTTTGGCACGTGTAAAACACCACTTCTAAATATAATATGAGACATTCTAGCGTCGCCTTTAAACTCATCAACAAAACAACTTTTTTGATTCTCTGTATGTTTCAACTCTCTTTCATACCCTTTTTCTTTGTCAAAGTAGTATATATTTGATCCTCTTATCATTTTGCTTAATGGAGTTTTACCTCCTTTTAGAACGTAAGTTCTATCCTTGATTTCCCAAGTGTCTTTTTTTAGTAACGGTTTTTCCATTACTCTTGTTTCAGTTTTTGGTTGTTCTACAACCTCTGGGGTTTTAACTTCTTTAAATTCGTTTACTACCTCCATTTCTTTTTTTGTTTCTTTTTTCTTTGCCATAATATAATATATAATAAAATTGATAAAAATAAAGGGACTGGGAAATTAATCCCAGTCTCTTTAAAATAATTGCTTAGTTTAATAACATGAAGTTATTAGCACCTTGTACAACTAGACATCTTTCAGATAAATAGTGTACCTCCATTGCATCTAAGTCAGATGTTACAGCTCCAACAGAACCAGTAACCCAAGTTTTGAGTTTTCTGTCATCTGTTTTAGAAGCTCTATATCTAACGTGTAAGAATGGTCTCTTAAGGTTTTTACCTAAGTTTTGATCGTATACTGAAGAAACTCCAGCAGGAATCATAACCCCTCTAATCGCGTTAACAGTATCCATACCGTTAATCAAACCTCTAGTTGATAAATCATTTAAGTATTTCCAGTCAGACTTATAGAAGTCGTAAGAACCTCTTCTGAAACCAGAGAAACCTAAGTTTAAAGCCATGTCTTCTTCGTTGTCGAATACTCCGTAAGAAGTACCTCCAGCTCCGTAAGAGTTCATAGAAGCTAACATATCGTCGATTGCCAAAGCAGTTCCTCTGTTACAGAACAACATGTTTTCTTCAATAGCTCCATTCTTATCGAACTCAGCTAAGATAGCATCAAATTCAGCTAAATCAGTAGAAGCGTTAACACCAGTAATACCAGTACTCTCATTACCTCTTGCTCCGATTGCTGCGAATAAACCCTCAGTACCAGTCATTGTACCAGTAGCATTAGTTTGTGTAGCAGAAACTGTTACAGTAGCTTTTTCAGACTCAATCATCGCCATTTCTAAATAATCAGTAAAACGAGCTCTTGTATCACCTTCAGCTTTTAAATACCATAAGTAACCGTTTTGACCTTCTTCACCAGAAACTTCAACCCAACCGATAGCAGACGCATCAGAACCTGATACTTCATACTTATCTTTAATGATAATTGGTTTGTTGTCATAAGCCTTGAATTGAGGTGCGTTTACTGCGTCTCTACCAACAGCTCCTTTAGCGTACTCAGAACCGTATACTAAACATTTAGCTCCAGTTGCATCAGCGATACCACCTGTGTTTAATTCAGCTACCGTGTAAGGTTTAACTGTAGCCGCTGCTCCAGCAACACTAATAACGAAACATTTTACTGTTGCGTTTGCATCTGCTACGATTACCATATCACCTGGTCTAATACCGTGATCTGTACCCGCAACACCGTCTCCATCGTGAGTTACTGTTAAAGTTGTACCTGTACCACCCACTGTTACAGTGTATGATAAGTGTAGTCTTGATTGCTCAGACCAAACTACTTGGTCAGAAGTCATAGACTCTTCAGCCCCAACTTGAGATAAAAATCCTGAGATAGTTCTATTTCCATAGATCTCAGCCTCTTTTTCCATTAGGTCTGGTAAATATTGTTGTGCCCAATCATTACCTGCTCCCGTAAAATCGATATACGCACTCGCTAGAGTTTGTTTCGACGGTGCAGGCGTTGGAGTTCCATTGCTTGTAATTGCCATTTTTTAATTTTTTTTTAAATTGTTATTTGTTTTTCTTAATTTTAAATTTGAAATCTGGAGAGTCATCACCTAAAACTCTTACTTTAACACCAGGCTGAACGCTCTCTCTATGTGACTGTCGAGGGTCCATGTTGATATTTTTAGACTTAGCTATACTATTTTTTAAAGCATCGGCTTTGCCTTGTTCGTAAAAGTGATTTGCGATAGCATCAGAATTCATTGCTGTAAACAATCCTTTGTGATACCCCGTAGCGTTCTCCATTTGATTGTTTTCGTTAAGAAACTTTCCCACGAAATTATTCAAGTCGCTCTGAGTAGTTTTAATGTTGTCTACGTTGTTAACGTTATACCTATACCTTTTATCTCCAACTTTATATTCAAAACCTTTGAATTCATCATTGAAAACCTCTTCAGTCTTCTGTATAAACATTTCTTGTGCTTGCGAATGCATTTGTTGCTTTTCTTTCGATTCGCTGAAGAATTTCAATGCTTCTTGTTGCTCTTCGTTGAGCTTAGAACCCATTTTAATATCTTCGTAGTATTTGGATTTTACACTTTCCAAGTGGTGCTTTGCTTGAGCAACTTGCTCCTTTAAAGCTATTTTTTTCATTTTGATATCCTTTTCGTCATCATAACTTTCGTCGTACTTAAAGTTATCCTCCATAACAAAACTTATTTCATCATCATCTAGATGAGGTTTTGTGTCTTTATAGTAAGCCCTAATCAAATCATCGTTATCCCAATCTTCGTAATTCTGGTTTAACTTTATGTAGTCATTTATATCACCACCAGTATCCCGCATGAAGTTTACAAGCTTGTCTACGCTTTCTGGTAGTTCACTTGGTTTCTCAGGAACAACTATGTCTTCTGTTATTTCTTCTAAAATAACTACTGGTTGCTCTTCTTTTGTTTCTTTTGGTTCTTTCGTTAAATCTACCTTAGTAATATCCTCGGTTTTTTCAGTTAGTTCTTTAAGATCTACTTTAACAATCCCGTCCTCTGGTTCTTTGAAGTTTTTCATCTTAGGTTTTTTAACCTTTAACTTTTCTACGTTTTCGTCTACTTTCGGTTCTTCAACGATTTGTTCAACCGTTGGTTCTTTTTCTTTTTTTGCCATAATATAATATAATAATAATTAATAATTTGCTACATAAGAGAGTTAACCTCTTTCATTGGATCGACTACTTCTTCCTCCGAAAAGTTCTTTGGAGGTTTGTCGTTTTTTCTTTGATCTATAAGTTCACTTTGTTGACTCGCTTGTATTTTAGTTCTTTCATCTTTACGATCCTCTTTACCGTCTTCTTTTGCTTTCATAGCGTCAGCTTGTAACTTAGCTAATCTTATCTGGATTTCAAACTCATGATCCATTATTTGTTTTTTAAGCTCTGTCTCTTGCATCATTCTCTCCGATTCATACTGAGCTTTAATCTGCTCCAACTGCTGCATCGACTGAGATTCAGACTGTTTCTTTTGCATTTCCATTTGAGCAGCAGCGTTTTGTGCCTCGACGTTAGCCATCGTTTGAGCTTTGATGTTTTCTTGCTGTATCTTTTGGTCTCTCTCAAGTTTTTTCTTTCTACGTAACTTAAGAAGTTGGTTCGCTAATTTAATACTTTTTATTTCCCTAAGGTCTATAGCGTCTTCTAGATCTATAGTTTGTTGCGCTAAAGCTGCTTGGATATTATTCTCTAATAACTGTTTCTCTTCCTCGTCTGGAGTTAACTCTATAAATATTCCAAAATCATACAAATGTAACTCATTCATTTCTTTTAACGTAGCCACGTTATGAGCTCCGATCTTCTGTATGAAAGCTTCTTTAGCTGGAGAGTACTCTATAATATCTGATATTCTAAGGGACAATGATTCACACACTTCTGATGTTAGGAACAATCCAGATTGTAATATATGCCTTGTCGCCGTATTAGAGTTAGCTGCCGCTAATTTTTGAACACCAACTAAAGAGTACTTATCTGGAGTAGCAGCGTCTCTAGCTTCGTTCAACCCAGTCACATCTCTTATCATTTGTAAGTAATAGTTATATGTCTGTATAAGAGATTGCATTTTACTTCCACCGTTTCCTGACTGTATCTCTTGAACCGGCATTTTACCAGGATTTTGATCTCCATCTGAAGTGAAGCTCCTACCTATTATAGATCCCGTCTGAAAGTACATATTTAATGCTTCTTGAGGATTATAATTAGTTCCGTTACCTAAGTCTATCTCTGCTAAACCATCAGCATCTAAATATATACCGTCTGGAACTAACCTAGACATAACCTGTTGTAGCTTTAGATGTGTTAACTGTATCATATCGGCAAAACCTGTTATTCTACCGACTAAAGACTCAATCTTACCGTTGTACATTCTAGGAGCACAAATAGCGTAGTTCATTTTTACTTTTGTAATATCACTTTTTGGTCGCATCATATTACTAGCCATCTCCCATTTAAGTATTTTATCACTACCTAATACCATTGCTCCTTCAAATAATACTTCTATACATCTCTTTAGAGCTCCATACCCTCCTTCTTTTTCCTGAGGCGGGTTAAAACTATCGTCTTTTTCAATAGCTTTATCACCTCCGGTTTTAGTTTCTTTCATTTTATAAACCTCGTTCATATGGGTTTTATAATTGAAATACAACACAGACACCTTGTTTTCATCGCTGTCTCTATCTCCAGTGTATTTATAAGCATTATTACCCCCTCCTTGAGAAACTATCTCCTCTAAGTTTTCATGTGTTAATTCTGGGAACTCTTTTACTAATTCGTTTATCGGAATTTGCTTGATTTCTCCAACATAATAAATATCTTCAAAATAAGGAGAGTCCGTGTGGGAGTAAACTAAATTTGCCGGGTCTACGTAATCTACCTTAACACCCTCACTTTGATTGAATGTTGTCTTAACGGCTCCTATACCTAAAACGGTTAAGTCGTAATAGAACTGTTTTTTAATTAATTCATATCTATTTCCCTCTAGCAAAACATTTATAGCTTGCTCTTCAGCTACCTCAATAGCCTGCTTGTAAGTCAACTGCATATGAAGTTCTAGTTCTTGTTCTGACCCGGGTATTTGAGATTTATCATTCTCATTAATAGTTATACCTAAAGTCTCCTCTACTAATTCGTTTAAACTTTGCGTTTGAAGATCCCCTAATAAGGATTCCATATATTCCGTTCTTTTACTGACTCCGTGAGGATCTTGCGAGTAAGCTTTCACGCTGTACATTCTTTCCGCAATACCGTTCACAACAATATCTACGAATTTAGGTATGATTGGCACTGGTTTCCAATCTAAATTTAAGTAAGACAAATCACCATTAATAGACAACTCATCTTTATACTTCTGTATAGCTTGTTCCCCTCTAGCGTACAATCTTAAATTATGGAAGTTATTGTTAGAACTTAGGTATCTACTATAAGTTGCGTTATCAAACCATTCTTTAGCTATAGCTTGACCTACCTCTAACCCATACTCCCCAGTCATTTTCTCTAAATCGCTTACAACTTGACTTGGAAAACCATTACTTATACCTGATTTTAACATATTTGTTATTTAATTATTTTTGAAACATTACCCTTGTTCTCGTATCTAGCAATGTTTATGTTTAATTTTGGTTTTTCTATTCTTGCGTTTGGAGCGTATAAATGTCTGTTACAAGCCATAATAGCGAGTCCGGAACTTATTGTCGCATCAAACTTTGTTCTCTTGTTTATATCAAATCTACTCCAATCATTTAGTGTTTCATTGAAATATATGTTTCCATAATTTCCGTTGCCCAAATGACCAACATGACTCTGTATATACATCTCAATAGCAGCTGCGTGAGCCTGTTTAATATCTTCACTTGAGTTAGGTATTCCACCTATTTCTTTTTCTGTCACAGATAACTTGTTCCAACTCTTATCTGGTCTATTCATTGAGTAACCTCTATAACCTCTTCTTCTTAAGTGATATAATAACCTAGGTTTGTTATTCTCACACAGTAATGGCATTCCATAAAATACTAGTGCCATTAGAACGTCTTCAAAGAATATCTCAGCTGTTGGTGGTCTTGCCACGTACTCAAGAAACATATGATTTGGAGGAGCGTCTTCCATGCTGAATTTAGTAAGGCCGTGTAGCGCTCCATTCGATCCTCTTCCGTCTACTGTTCCTGATATATCATAACTATCACAACCGAAAGCTCCCATATGTTCGTTTGCTGGATATTT